AGGACTAGCATGTCCTATATGTTTATCCTGAGATTTTCTAACTACTCCTGGCATTAGTTTAGATTAATCTTTCCTATTGGAGTTTTGACGTTAATATTACCTTTAGTTGATGTGATATTAATATTACCATCTGCTGTTATTTCCATATCTTTAGTAACATGAATTTTCTCATTACCTGTCACCGTTTTAAATCCATTCGCTGTATGTGTTACTACATCACCGTTCGGATGCATCTCAACAAAGGTTCCTGATCTATGAAAAATATGAATCCGTTCATGATGAGTTATGTTACCATTTCCGTCACTATCTTGTGTATCATCTATTTCAATCACATGACCTGACTCAGAAGCATACACATTATTCTTTGGATACTTAGCTGCATATGGTGATGAAGGTTCATCTGTAACGGGATCAGGTGTCTTAGTGATAGTATTGGTGCCACGAGCTAACTGATTAGTCGATAATCCTCCTGGAGAGTCTTCTTCAAACTTAGGCATTGACCCCATAATAAATGGAAGTTGAGAATTTTCTCCATCCATAAAAACACCAAATACAAGTGCACCAACTTTAATACCGAGATTATTTCCAATGCCTTTGGTTCCTCCCTCTGTGATAGGAACCATCGGTTGGGCCCAAGGCAACTTTGCATCTGGTATATCTAATTGACTATCAGAATGAATGCCATTAATTCTTACCTGTAATCTTCCAAGTTCAAGAGGATCATCAACGCTTTTTACTTCGCCTATGAACCATCTAACTTGATCACCGTAAAAATCTACATTTCTTTTAGGTATCATTATAATCTCTTTAAGTTGCCCATTTTAACACCAGTCATGACTAAATCATATCTTTCTTTTTTAAACATGTGTCTTGCAGAATAGATCAAGTAACTTCCGGACTTTTTCATATCTATTCTATTAGATGCTTCATTATCAACCAGACTATTAAGAAACTCTATTTTTAAATTATTACCAATAGTAAAATGAGAATTAGCATTAATAAAATCTAATCCATCAACATTAACAGTAAGAGGTGCCTTCTGAAGTATTTCAGCCATAGAATGAGATATGATATTTCTTTTATAATCGCTTTTCAATTTATTTTCATCATAACTTAGATTGAAAATATTTTTAAGTCTAAATGCATTAGTGCCACCGATCCTTGATATACTTCTACTCTTTTGATTGAATTGATCAGTAACTAAAACGTTTTTTTGATCACCAAGCACACCAGAGTTAATGAGTGGTTTTAATAAATCTTTAACTACATCGTAATCTATTTTATTTTTCTCACCAGACAGTGTGTCAATATATTGATATTCAGCCCCTATCAACCCGTCGTGAATAATTTGATAAATGTTTTCTGATCTTTCAAATTTAAATCCATTTAAAACTCTTTCAGAATTATCACCCACGTCTGAAACAGAAGCACCTTGGAAACCTCTATATGGAGTTTCATTTACTGGATTTAATTGAAGTAAAGTTCCTAAATCTGCTAAAGCAATCTTACTACCGTTCAAAGTTGAAAAAAGATAGAAAGGATAACCTTCTACAGTAGATAATCTGTTCCTTATCCATAGCATCGCATCAATCGGTTCTAGATTAGGAACAATTAAATTCATATTGCTATTATCTGATGTTATTACCTCAACTTCTTTTTCCAGATATTCTTTAGAAATTTTTTCGATTATAGTTGATCCAAATCCATTATAAAATCTATTCACGTTAAATAAATTTGAGATGAACCCTATATCTTCTAGAAGTTCAAAATACGCAACCTCTGTGTGGTCGTCATTTTTTACAGTGGATACTATTTGAGAAATATAAAACGTTTTGGTGACTTTAAGTGACTTCAGTTTAGTGTTTCTTAAATTTACTATTATTTTTTCGCCACCGAGTATATCACTATTGTGTATAAAATTAGAATTATCTACTAATACTAATCTTCCAGTTAGATAAGGTATATCGAGACTTTCATATATCTCAAGATCTGTAACGATAGGTTTTATATCTTGAGTTGTCGATAATCTTTCTGATTCAAAAATTATAGATTCAAATAGATAATCTGATACATTATCTGGAGTGTTTTGCCTAGATACCGTCAAAACGAAACTGCCTCTCTGAACGCATTGGTGATATCATTAATCAAACTTGGCTTTATAATTTTAATTTGTTTTAATGCGTTATTTTGTTTTTCCATTCTATCAAGGAAAGTGACCTCAGTGAGTAGTCCACCAGGTCCAGCTGTCGGATCAATATCAACAACTTCACCACTAGCATTCTCATAGTGATGTGCTGATAAATGTTGAGCGGATACTGAGTGTACAGTTACAGTAGAAATAGTTCCTGTCATCTGAAGTAATTCAGAGGCAATAAAAGGTCCACCAACAATATTATTTACTATCAGTTGACCTAAGTCTAAATTACGATGTATAATTTTCGCAGTGGCACCAGAAGTTCTTCCCTCTATAGAATCACCAGTTTTAAAAAATCCAGTGATTGTTGTGAGGTCGGTTCTAGTCGTTATAGTGGTATCGGGGTAATCTTTTTTTGCTTTATTTAAAATTTTATTATTTGAAGTTGGCCAACCTTGCTCTCTTAAACTATCATTCATTAGATAGAATGTCCAATGATAGTTTGGATTCCCGTATATTTTATTAGAGACTTGATCTGGTCGTTCACCTTCGAAAATATAATAATCTTCGTAAACACTAGAAATATCTTTTACTTGATCTATAACGTCAGCATACACCGAAATATTTTGAAAGATATCTGCTTCATTTTCATTACCAAATTTATAAAATTCATCTGGAAAATATCTGAAAAAATTTGACATCAGCTAGCCTCATATTCATAGGTTGGTTTGCCATAATATTCATAAAATTTATCTGTATCTTCATTTAAGATATCAGACCTGTGAATAGTTCTGTATTCAGTGAATGATACATTCAAGTCAATTTCAGTTGGAGATCCATCAGGGTGAAAGGTTTGAGAAGTTGCATTATATACTGTGCTAATATTTCTGAGATGACACATTTTAATCGGAGTACCAACATTTTTAAATTCACCAGTCTTTCCTGACAGAAGTCTAATCTTAAATATATTAGGATATTTGTATCCTAATGGTATCTCGCCACTGAGAGGTATTTGTTCCGGGAAAGCATTCTCTCTAAAAAGCCTTACAATTTTTTTCACCGCAAGAGATTCTTCTCCACTTTTTGGAAGAAATTTAAATTGAAAAGTAAACTCTCTAATATTGACACCTTTAAATGTGGTTCTAATATTAGGATTAACAGTTACTCTTGCTGCTAATCCAATAGCATTCCTCACACCCTCTGGTACTAATGCACCGAGAGGAGTGGATGCTAATCTAGTTGCCGCTATCCTAGCAGCGACCGCAGTAGTCCCACCTTCAAAAAAGTCTGTAACGCTCCGCGTCCCTTCTAGTATTCCTTGCCCCACTGAGGAGACTACTCCCGAACCAGCATTGAGTGCAGCTAATCCAGCAGCACCACTAATATTGAGCGCTGTATTTTCATAATTCAAAGATTCATTCACTTGATATGCCATAGGTAAATACAATGCAACACTGTTTCCACTTTTAGGAGTAACCTTCAATGCTGATAAAGTTTCTCTCTGATTAACTCTTTTTTCTGCTTTTCTTCTAGCAGCTGCATCTGAACCAGTAAGACCTTTCCAAGTCTCTTCTGCTGTTAATTCATCGACTTTACCAAAACCAGGAGGATCAACTTCAAAAACTGAAAAGACTATTTTTGATTTTAAAAGTCTATCTTCATCTTGTATGGGATAATTTAAACTTGCCATTTAAATCTCTTATAGATAGTTAAATAATTAATCAGTATTTATAACGTAAATGGCATATTCTGGACGATACATTGTAAAGAACAAAAAGAAGTACAAAGGAGATTTCGATAAAGTTGTTTATCGTTCTCTTTGGGAGAAGCACGTTTTTAAATGGTGTGACGATAATCCGAAGGTAAAGGAATGGTCTTCAGAAGAAATAGTTGTTCCTTATTATTATGAAGTGGATAAAAAGTATCACAGATATTTTGTCGACTTGAAAATAGTTACCGAAGAAAAAACTCTCTTGGTAGAAATCAAACCTGAAAAAGAAACCACTCCTCCGACTGGTGAAAAAAGAACTAAAAAATATATTAACGAAGGTTTGACTTATATAAAAAATATGAACAAGTGGGAAGCGGCGAATGACTATGCGAAAGACAGAGGATGGGAGTTTCAAATCTGGACAGAAAAAACTTTACAAGAGATGAAGTTATTGACGAAACCTGTGCCAGGAAAATTAAAGAAGATGAAACCATTACCACCATATCGTAAAAAACGCAAAAAATAATATAAATAGTCGCATGAGTAATCTATTTCAAACACTAGAAATTGAAGCATTTAGAGCTGGCATACAACCCAGAACGAAAGAATCCATTGAATGGTTTCGAAAAAAGGCACGCGAATTATATCGTGGAAGAGTCGTTAACAGAAGCAAGTTAATGCAAGACGAAGAACTTGAATTAAAGAATAGACCAATCACTTCTTCGCGTGGCCCGATAGGTAATATGTACATGTTCTTCTATGACCCAAAGTATAAAGATACGTTACCATATTACGATGGATTCCCATTAATTTTAATGATGGGTCCAGCGAAGGGTGGGTTCTATGGATTAAATTTACATTATCTTCCGCCAGTGCTAAGAGCTAAAGCACTTGATGCTGCACTCGGTGGAGACGGTGTACCTAAAAAGTTTATTGATCCTATGATTCATAGATATCTTTTTAAACATGTGAGAAGTAGATTCGCATTAGTTGATAAACCTGAATGGGAAATCGCAACATTTTTACCAACTGCTGATTGGAACAAAGCAAGTGCAACTAAAGTTTATCAAGATTCTAGGAGAAAGATGTAATGGCATCTGTTGACGAATTAAAATCACTCGTATCTGCTAAACAAGGGTTTGCAAGAAGCAATCAATTTTTAGTTGAACTACCTTCCATCGGTGGCATCTCGGCAAGTGAGATGAATATATTATGTACAAGAGTAAGCTTACCTTCTAAACAAATACTAACTGCAGATCGCAGGATAGGAATGGAGTTCGAGAAAGTTGCTTATGGTTATGCAGTAGATGATGTTGCCATGTCGTTTTACTTACTTAATGATTATGGCCCTCGTAAATATTTTGATGCTTGGAGAAATATAGTTTTAGATGAAGAAACTTTAGAAGTTGGATATAAAATAGATTACGAGAGACCAGTAAAGATACATCAATTGAGAAGACCGTTTGGAAACATTTCATCAAATTTCGGTCCAATTAATTTATCTGCGGCTATCGGTGGTGGTACAGCATATAGCATAGAACTTTTAAATGCGTTCCCGACTACGATTCAGGCTGTGGATTTTTCAAATGAACTTGACGGATTATTAGAAGTTTCTGTTCAACTATCATATACAAACTGGAAGAGAATTGGAGCATCTCAGAACTTTGTGAATTTTAATTTATCGATATAATATAAGGATATTATAATGGCTTTACCTAAACTAAATGACAGTCCAAATTTTGAATTGACTATTCCATCAATGAAGAAAAAAGTCAACTTCAGACCTTTCCTCGTAAAAGAAGAAAAGGTAATGTTGATGGCAATGGAAAGTGAAGATGAAAAACATATTTTAAAAACGATTGTTGATACTATTGATGCTTGCGTCAAAGAAGATATTGAAACTAAAAAATTAACGACATTTGATGTTGAATATATTTTTCTCAAGATACGTGCCAAGAGTGTTGGTGAAACATCAAACGTAAAGGTTAATTGTACTTCTTGTGAAACTGAAAATGAAGTAAAAGTAAATATTGAAGATATTGAAATTGATATTCCAGAAGTTGAACATATTGTTAAGTTGACAAACGATATTAGTGTAGAGTTATCTTGGCCAAGTTTTGATGTAGTATTAAAGAACGAAGTTGTAGACGCTAAGAATAATGTGGATCAGGTATTTAATTTAATTAGATCTTGCGTCACAGCAATCGTAACAGAGGATCAAAGGTATGCAGCATCTGATCATTCCGCAAAAGAATTAGATGATTTCATTGAATCAATGAATCAAGATCAGTTTGCTAAAATTAGAGATTATGTTGAGTTAATGCCTAAACTTGAACACAATGTGAACTTTGTGTGCGTTAACTGTCAAACTCATAATGAAATTAAAGTGGAGGGAATGCAGAATTTTTTCTCATAGGTCTATCTCATGAAAGTCTGTCTAATTATTATCAGACTAACTTTCAATTGATTCATAATTATCATTATTCATTAAGTGAGATAGACAATATGATTCCATGGGAAAGAGAAATTTATTTGCATATGCTGATTGAACATTTAGAAGAGATGAAACTAAAACAAGAACAGCAGAGGATGTAAGATGGCTGAACTAAGGGATGTCACTCAAAAATTAGCTGAGAATAATGCGCAGAACATGATCGGGCATCAATTTACTGCTAATGAAATCACTAAGCTGAATGATAGATTTGATAAATTTTTTAGGTTCCTAAAAGAACAAGGTGGAGATAAACTAGAAGATAGGAGAGAGGCTAAGTCCTCTGCGGCTGCAGCAACCTCCGCTAGTTCTAGTAGAGGTGGTGGATCAGGTTCCTCTGGACTTTTCCCAGGACTTTTATTACCAATGGGAGGCATATTAGGTGGATTAACTGCAGGACTGACTGCACTTGGTGCTTCATTGACTGGACTGGATGATGTTTTGAGAGGATTAAAAATTGCTGAA